TGGAATATCAATAGTATATACCCATCCTTCAGATCCATCTGCAAAGGTATGAGCTGTTATAAGATTTGGATCTAAGTTTCCATCAACACCTAGGCCATCAGGTATGCCATCGCCATCTTCATCTGTAGATCCTGTTATGAATACATGATCATCTCCATAATTACCGACAATCTCTATATAAGTAATATCTGTTGATGCGTCATCGGATGATACAGTAGTAACAGTTGTTGTTTCTGTTCCAACAACATATCCTGTGCCTGTGAAATCATCCGCAGATATGGTTTCTATTTCATTGCCGTTGGCATCGGTAATTCTATAAGTGTCTACTTCCCCATCTCCATCAGAGTCAAATCCATAAGCAAAATTACCACTATCTAATGTGATAGGTTCTGTATTGATACTTGACTCCGAATCATAACCGTAAGTTGAGCTGTATTCATCGGAGGTTAGTGTTGTTATATTGCCGTCAGCATCCGTAACATTATAGGTATCAATTTTTCCATCGCCTGTAGTGTCCACTCCTTGAGCTGTTAGACCTTCATCTTCAAGATCTATGACATCTCCAATATTTACAGGAACAAAATCAGGATCATCATCTTTATCAAGATCAAGATCTACAACAGACGGATCATCTTCTGTATCTGCATCTTCTTTTTCTTTCGTTTTTGCTATTTCTGATCCATCAGCCAGGCCAATAAAGTTTCCATCAGCATCCCACTTATATTGTACATCTATAGGCTCAGATAAACCTCCCATATCTCCTGTTATTCCATAAGCTCCTAAATTTATCAGCATTGTTTGTGTATATGTACCGTCAGCATTTTCTTGCCAGGAAGAATTGTTGGTATTAAATCTCCAATTATCTGACCGCCATTGATCGGTTACAAAATCAGGTGTTACAGACTCAACATCAATATCCGTACTGCTGACATCTGTTGTTGATTGCGTATCAGTAGATGCCTTACTAAGTAAAGAGGTATCTGTAGTTATATCTTCCGTACCACTTGTATCAACAGTAGATGAGTCTGTGTTTGCCCCTTCTGTATCTACGACATCTGTATTTAATAATGATGTTCCTGTCGTTGCAAGGCTGGTTCCACCATCAGCATTTACTGTAGCCTGTGCCAGAAGGTTTGGATCTATATAATCTATCCCTAGTCCTGTTGTACTCATTCTAATTCCTTGTCTTTTTAAAAATTTTTTTATCCGCTAACGGCAGTTTGCATTATTAATTCTGATAGCACCGTGTCAGGATCTGGCTCAATATCATCAGCACTAAAGTACCCTTTGGACCTAGCTTGTTCTGCTACATCATCAATGCTTGTGCCTGTCTCTATTCCTACGGCACCAGGGACCATGACAGTAACAGGAGTCATTAGGCCCATTGGTCCTGTAACAATTGTTTTAGATCGGCCATACCTTCTAAACAGTTGTTCCTTAACTCGTGTGATCATATCCTTCTTAATACTAACCACATCATCAGGCTGTATCGTTTCGCCTTCATTGATCATTGTTGGATCTATCGGAGTACCATCATTAATAAGAATACTCTTGCCTGTGGTTGGATCTGTATAAGTTGTCTTTTTGGAAAATGGAGTTGTGTATGGCTCAACAACAGGAGCTGTTGGTTCTGAGTTTAATAAATCATCCTTACCTCCACTACTTTGTTGTGAAGTATCTACAGGCACATAAACCTTTTTCTTTTTAGCCAATGGCTTGTCTCCTATTATTTAATGGCTCCCACTTATTATCTGCATAAGCTTGTGGAATTTTTTCTAATTTGTGTTGTTTCATTCCGATAGCCAGGTAGCGAAAAGCATCGGCACCGTGGCTGGTCCAATCGTGAACAGGAGTAGCTCTGAAAGCTCTAGTCCGTTCATTGTAGGCTCGGTGATAATGTCGGAGGGCTTCTATACCATCCTTACAATTTTTTATATCGAAAGTACATCTCGGCAGTAACATCTTCACGGCATGGATCCCATCTTCCAGGGGAAGTTTCGGAACCACTCGAAAATTTATTCCTAGATCATAGGCGACTTCTCTCCTGGATCTTCCTGTACCTAACTCACGGACCTCAATATCATGTGGTGCATTGTGGGTACCGTATAAATAATCCTTCTCTTCTAATACATGTACGAAATGCGGAAGGCCTTCGTTCCTTACTTCATAATAATCTATGACCGATACAGCTCCACCTCTGGATGTTTGTGTAAACCAGATAGCAGTCGAATCATTTAATCCGAGATCCCACCAGGTATCTACCCTATTCGATGGATCATAAGGCACCGTTGTGATCATGCCATCCTCTTGTAATTTTTCTAGCTCCTGTCCGTATATAGCCCCAGGTATATTTGCTACCCAGCTACATTCAAACTCCTGGGCATACTGATCTGTCGACATCGTTTGAGAAGCTTGTTCTAATTCTTCCTCATCTAATATATTTGTTTCACTAGCTTTATAGACGACTGAATACCATTCCTTCTGCTGTTGTGCATTTTCAAAAAGATCAAAAAACATATTATGTCCTTTAGGAGTCCCAATGAAATAACAAAAACCTTTTCTATCGGATAAAGCTGGTCTGATAACCTCTGGGAATATACTCTCAGGCATATCCGCTACCTCATCAATTACACATCCATCTAAATAGATCCCTCTCAGGCTATCTGGATTTTCAGATCCTAATAAAGTTATTCTGGCACCAGAGGGCAAATCGCATCGCAATTCCGTTTCATTATATTTTATGCCAGGTATCTTGTTCGTAAATTGTTTTATGTAATCCCAGGCCACCGATTTCGCCTGTCTATATGTAGGGGCAACATACGAAAATCTAGGATTGGGCCTATCGCATAAAATACTAGCTCGAAGCAAATGATTTATAGCCATAACGGTTTTGCCAAATCGTCTATGACAAACTATGACAGCCCATCTATGCTTATCCAATTCATTATGCAATTCATTTTGCAATTCTCTTGGCGTATATGGAATAATTATCTCAGGCAATGTGTGTGACTCCTTGATCGGTTTAATACGCTACTACAGACACCGCCAGCTTTTTTGGGGGTAGGTGCTAGGTTTTTCGTATATATGTTGATGTATGTGTTGATGCGATTGATTTAACCGCAGAACACAGCCAATAACTAGGGGAGCCGTACCCCTAAAGCTGTCGCCAATCGCATGTGCGTATGAATAACGACAGGGCCATGCATACTACAACGGTCTATCAGCCCTATCTAATATTAATACCTGGTCTTTTAAACCCATACTTAGTTGGCCTTCCTCCAAGATCCTTTAACCCTGTTCGTCTAGTATTGCTTTGATCAGTTGTAGGCTTTTGTCCTGGAGGAAGCAAGTTGTTGTAAGACATCTTACCCATTGTCATCTCCCCATCTAATCGTTATCTCACCAGACTCTTTCTTGTCTTCTACTTTGTTACGCAAGGATCCTCTTGGTTGGAGCTGGGTGCGTCTCTTGTCTAGCCAATAGCTTGTCTTATCTCTTCTCAAGATCTCTGTGTGCTTCTCCTTGACATCTATTGGATAGCTTTCGTTCCACATGTCCATCATTGTGTCATGGATCTTCTCAGCTTGTAATGCCCTTGCCTTCATGTAAGCTTCAAAGTCTTCTTCGCTATCTTGTACATGTCTCAAGACTGTTCTGTCAGATGGTAGATCGTCATCCTTGCAGATCTGCGTCAGGCTCTCACCGTCTACAATACGGTCCAATATCTTTTGGAATGTCTTCTTGTTAACTCGTGCCATTAGATGATCAGCAATAATATTGCCACAGCTAATGTGCTACCTAAAAGGATCTGTAATCCTCTTGGTGTTAAATTATGAAATAGATTTAGTATCTTGTCTTGAATTGTCTCTAGCATATCTTGTCCTTTATCTCCGCTATAGGCTTGCCTAGAGCATACAGCATTACGGCTGTACCAAGCCATGAAGGGAGGAGGGTTGTATTTTTAAGAAAGTAATGTGTCTGTTGTTTACCTGGAAGGAGAGGACACAAAAGCCCTAGGTTATCAATTCATAGCCTTTTTTTGATGCATTGGCAACACATTTTGTGTCGTTGGTAGTCTCATATACCACAGATGGTATAACAGATCCAAATATCGTCTCTTAACAGTCCGTGGATCTAACTGCATCATCCTTGATACTTTTGCCCAATTAGGTCCTCTATCACGGTATGCTCCTGTCATATTTATGCCCCAAATAAGCCTTCTCTCATCAGGTGTACAGTAGCCTACTAAGATCTGCCATGCTAAGTCATATCTGTCTAATTGTTGTGGGGATGGTTTTGGTAATCGTGTCTTATTCTTGCCATATCCATAAGCCATCCAATCTGTCTTATAATCAGGCCAGAAGGTTAGCTTATGTTTGTGTCTTACAGAAGGTAATGCTTTTTCAGTCCGACAAGCTTCGTCAAATAGATCATCAAGTTTGTTTATGCCTTTATCCGTTATTCCTTTTATGCGAATCCTTAGATCTTTATCCAATCTTTTAGCTCCTCATCAGTCATGTTTGATACTTTATGTGCTAATTTAGACCATGCATCTCTGGACATATTCTTTGTTGCTATGGAAAGCTTCTTGTTGGCTTGAGATTGGACATAGCCCTCTTTCAGTCCTTTTTCTTTAGCTATGATATAGTTAGGGCTACAATGTTTCGTGGCATCTTTAAGCATGCTAATAATTAGCTTGCTGTTATCTGTTTTTTTATAAGAATGTTTTTGGTTAGATTTGCTTAAAAGTCTAAGCAAGCCCTCTGTCGTTGATGTGTCTTGCTTATAATTAGCTTGTTCAGTATCACATTTTGAAGTCATTGTAAATCCTCTTTAAGCAATCCCAATAATACCTTAGTGTCATCTTCTCCAGACCGAGATCCAGATCCTTGAAAAGCAACATCCATCTCTGAGCTTCCGATAGTTTGGGCTTTCTGGAAGCAGTCTCTTCGGAGCTGTCCTTCATGGTCCAGCTCGTAGCATAAGAGTTTGCCAGATCCATTGAATACCCATCCGCCTAAATGAGCATAGTGTTTCGCCTGACATATAAAACACTTTCCAACACATATTATTTTCTTCCTGGGCATACATCACTTTCTCAGCAAGTGATTGATAAGAAGAATAATCAGACAAACAATTCCAAAAATATCAAAATAATTAAAGGCATATTCAATCGTCATTTTGTTCTCCAAATGATACGGCTATCTTCCATGAAAGAATTGTCTTCTCATTACAGTTTGGACATGGATTGGTTTCCGTTATTCTACAGATCTCACATCCTGTCATTTCATCAGCCATTTATAATCTTTGATCATGCGTATACCGACATCTACGAAAGTAGCTCTTCTAAACCCTACTCCATACATTTTGCTTGGAGGTATCTCTAGGGCTTCCATTGCATCCTGTGGAGACAAACCTTCTTCTTCCCAATGCTTGATCTGTTCAGAAACAATAAAGAAGACTTCATAAGCTTTTATGTCCAAAGGCCCAAAATTAGATGCTGTAAATACATCCTCTGGGATCTCATCAAATATATTACTTTTCATTGAGGTACCTCATTGCATCGGCTTTCGTCTTTGTCTCCTCTAACCAGACATAAAAATCTCTTGGAGTAACCTCTCCTAATGTGGCTTCTTGAATATTTATTATGTTCTCTGGTTCTGGAAAATTAAAATCTTTGTGGTTAGCTTGAAGCATCCATCGTCTAACAATAGATCCATTACTGACTCCAAATTTATCAGCTAGTTTTTTAAGGGTTAATTTTTTACCAGATTTCTTTTCCTGATTTTTAACCCAATCTTGTAAATGCATAGCAATCTCCTTGCATAAGTTATTAACAGTTTTTGGGATTTTCAGAACTAATCTGATTGACAATAGAAATCATATTAAACTAAAATCTCAGAAAGACAAATTAAAATGTTTGTTATTATAAAATGGAAGGAGAGGACATATAAATGGCACCACCAAAAAAACCAAAAGAGTTAAAAGATGACTATCCTGATGTTGAGGGAAAAGATTTTGTAAAAGAAAACAAAGTAATTGAATTGCAGTACAGCAATAACCTCAATGATGTGATGAATAAGCACAACATTAAGCAAGATAAAATGGCCCATATATTAGATATGAATACAGGCACTATTTCTAAACACAGAAATGGTAAAAGTCCAATTGGATGGGACACGGCTCAAATGTATTCTAAATATTTTATAGTCCATCACGACATAATGGTTGATGCTTTTACCCTGTTAACAGGAAAGCAAAAACCAGATGATGAATTGTACTCAGATACACTAGCACCTGGGAAGATCCCAATTGTAGGACAATTTGTTCATACAGAGACTAAAGTACATTTTTTTGACCACACAACCCCTCCAATGCGTTTAACATCAAAGATGTATAATCATTATATATTTAGAAATGCGGAAGAATGGGGATTGAAATCATTAATATATGTTGATGGAAACCTAACAGATCCATTTACAAAGGTAGAAGATTTTTATTATCAAGATTATCAGTATTGGATTTTCTTAGGTTCTCCTGTCTTTCATAAGCATATCCATAAAGCTTCACATCAAAACCTCTGTCTTTGTAAGTTAAAAGGGGAAGATACAATTCTAGCTGGAAACCTATATGAAAAACCAAGGAGAAATCAGCAATCTCCTATAACATATGAGTTAATAGATCCTTATTGGTCAACAGATAGTGCTGATAAAAATAATTTCATTGCCTTTACTCCCAGAGACAGAAATCTAAATGGTATTGAGCTTGATTGGGCTACTCCTGTTATATCAATTATTTTAAATCCAAATGCATCAGGGGTATTCTTGGAACAAAATGGAGATGTTCAATGACCAAATTATCAGAATTAATGCCTATGGATTATTATAATATACTTAAAGCCCTGTACCCTTATAAAGATGATCATGGTACAAATATAATTGGTAAAATGATTAACAATGTTGATACCTGGGAGGATTTAAATGATTTTATTTCTGTTCGAACAAATGACATTTTAAATGGCGATTACATAGAAGATGCATGTATTGAATCTGTTACATTTAGAAGAGTTTTTGTTATGTATCTAAAAGAAATAAAAGCTCGCCCTAAAGGTGCATTAGAACCACATCAGCAATGGTTACCAATTTACAATTCCAAGGATGCACAAAATATTTATGATGCATTTAGAATTCTTAATGGAAGAGATGAAAGTGATTACATGTAATGGCGGAATGTAAATTTTTCAAATCAAGGGACCTAAATTGGTCCCTTTTTTTATACCCAACGAAAAAAAAACTGTGGATAAAATTGTGTGGTACATGAATGTAGATGATAACAAATACTACTTATTGTGTTTCTATAAGTACATTTGTTGAATATGTAGATGGACTGTTAATAACTTTAGAATCATGTAGTTGACTCATAAAGTAATCTTTCTAAGATACAAGAATGAAATACTTGTCAGGAGGAAGGATTGGTTAAGCATTTAGTCCCAGATTGGGCAAACAAGATCCACTACACGCATCACAGTAACCCAGGAACAAGACACTTTAGTAGGTCTGTTTATGATAAATGTTATGTAAGGCCTAAAGTTGATAACTGCTGGAAAATATTAAAAGGCAAAATTAAAGATCCTCAGATCGGAAAAGAACAAGCTCGTAAAATAATAGATAGATATAAATGGGATTCGGCCCCCATGGCACTAGGTCGTGCCGTACAAAAGATCTGTGATGCTAGGCTGT